ATTAATACCATATCGTTTAACTTCGTTTAAATATCTTCTTGATATTCTACCTGTCTTTGTTTTATTTTTATTCGCAGGATTTGGTGGTACACATTGACTGCTTGGTTTAATTTCAATCATAATTGTTTGAGGATTACCTAAACCATCTTTCTTATGTACTATCACATCAGGAAAGTACCTATGTATACGACCATCTATCGGAGAACGATATGGAACAATCACTTCTTCTGATTGCCACCATATAACATCGTTATGTAAATCAAGCCACTTAAATACTTTAAATTCCCATAAAGACCGATAAATAATCTTTGTAGGATCACCTTTATACCTTTCGGGATGCTTTGGTCTAAATCTACCCTTATATGCCATAATATACTTTCCGATTTCCGTTATAAATAATAAAATTATCCGTATACATATTTATTAGAAATTGTCGGAAGGAGTCCAAGGAAAACAGAATGGCAAGACCAGATTTAACAGCAAGAAATAGTAATAAGACAGGTACTGACCGACTACAATGGCCTTCTGCTTCATTCCCACACGGGATTCAAATGATATTTAAGAAGTACGATTATTCAGAAGTCGTTGGTGGTTCAAAGGTTGGTAATTTAAGTCCTGCCGCTGAAGGTAGTTCGGCCGAAGCTGGTACTACACAATGGACAAGCGCAGGACAACGTCGACGTCGAGCCCAAGAAAAAGAATCATTTGTTTTAGAATTACCTATACCAAAAACTTTAACCGATAGCACAGGCGTTTCAATCTCTAGTTTTGAAAGAAGCTTTATTGAAGAGTTCTTAGTTTCAAAAGGAGTTGGTTTGGCAAAAGGCGATGGTATAATGAGTGAGCTAAAGAAACTTGGTAATGCAATTGCTGGAACGGCAGGTGCTGTTGTTGGAGGTGGCGGTGAAGGTAATGCATTCTCAGGAATCTTTAATGAAGAAAATGCTAAAGTATTCGCAAGAGTAGTTGGTACATTAGGAACAAGTGTACTTGGTGGTTTAGGTCTTGGGGATAAATCTATTGGTGCGGCGATGGGAGCTGTCACTAACCCTTTAACAACTTTACACTTCAGTGGAGTTGACCTTCGTTCTTTTACTTTTGATTGGCAATTATATCCAGCAAACGCAGCCGAAGCCGACAGTATACGTGATATTGTTAAAAAAGTAAAAGCTAAAATATTACCAAGAACACAATCTCTTGCACCAAATGATGATAATGCTCAAGAGCTTTTATCAGGAAGCTCAGGACTCTCAAAGGCATATTTAGAATATCCTTCAGTTGTATACATAAATCTATTAGGAGTAAATGAAGATCACTTTCCAAGATTTAAACCTTGTATGTGTAGTAATATTACAGTGAACTATGCAGAAGGTGGAGCATTAGGAATCGCTGAAGGTGGTGTACCTTCTGGCATATCAATACAAATGCAATTTATGGAACTCGAGATTCAAACCGCAGAAGATTATGGTGCTGCATCTGCTGCAGGTATTAATTTTGACCTTGCACCTGAAACAACAAATGACGATGCGGCAGGAGTAGGCGGAGGAACACCAACTAATGAGTAAAAAATATTTCGAAGATTTTCCAATCGTAAAATATCAAGGAAGAAAAGTTAGAGACATTACTCGACGAGCTTCTTTTGTAAGAGCAGTCGCAAATAATCCTTATGTATATTATTCTTATACAGTTAAGGATGGAGAAAAAGCAGAAGATATTGCTTTAGATTATTACGGTTCAGTTGATTATGTTTGGTTAGTTTATATGGCGAATAATATTATTGACCCATATTACGAATGGCCGATGGATGCACAAACGTTTAACGATTACCTTGTTTACAAATATGCCGAACAATCTGGCGAAGTCGGAGAAGATGTGATTGATTGGACTAAAGACGAAACAATTGATGAAAACATTTTATATTATATCAAAAAAGTATAGGAATAGCAAATGGCAGCAGTAGATGACATAGTATTAGCACCGGAATCTTTCCGAACAATTTATCTTCGTAGAGAGGACCGCGTTATTATGCGTACTGAACGTGGTGATAAGATTATTATTAAAAGAATTGTTCCTGAGGATTGGGTGCCTTATCGTATCTATGAATATGAAGAAGCTATTAATAATAACAAGAAAGAAATATTCTTATTTGATAACTCATACTTAAATCAGCTCAAAACAGAATTTACAAGAAGCATAACTGGTTCTTCATAATATGGAAACTTTTAACCCTGGATATTGCACAATTGAACAAGCAATACTAAAATCATATAAAGGTGATACAGAAAATATTGCCGGTATGATTCCGCATTTTTCTATGTCTGCATCAATTGGACAAGTTGCTATCAGCGGTGAAATAGAAGTATTAGATGGTGTTAATTTATTAAATAAACTTCCTATTCGTGGAGAAGAAGAATTAAATATAGTTCTTAAGTGTCATGATTTACAAACTGAGGTTGAATTAAATCTACAAGTAATTGAAGTTGCTGACTTAATTCAACAAACTTCATCAGGAGATACTTATAAGTATACTCTAAAATTTATTACAAAGTCATCTTATAAAGCAGGTACACAAAATATTATTACTGCATTTAGAAATAAGAAAGCATCATATGCGGCAAACCAATTATTTAAGAAATATTTTAAACCAAATTTAGAATCTTCAAGAAAATTTAATATTGAAGAATCAGATGGAGTTATGAGATTAGTTATTCCTGACTATACTCCTCAGGAAGCAATGAACTTTTTATGTAGAAAAGCTTTCACAAAAAGTTCAAAGTCATCGACATATAGATTCTTTGAAACAATAGACGGTTATAATTTTGTGACGGATGAATGGCTTTTAGCTGAAGCACAAAAGAAAGAAATTAAGAATTTAAAATATACTCCAATAGTTGATAGGAATCCTTTAGAAGGTAAAGTAATTATTGAAACGTTGGAAGACTTTAAAAATTCAGCTCACGTAAATACATTTAATGATATGCGAGCAGGTGCATATAAGAATACAGTAATGGAGATTGATTTAACAACTCATAAGAAAAGAGTTTTTAATTATGACTATTTAGAAAAGAAAGGTTCTTATAAAGGAATGCAAGGTCAAGTAGGTGGCATTTCAGGAAGTAAGCATAGCGATGATTTTATTAAAGAAACATTTACATATGATAATGCACCACAGAATATAGTTTATAGAGATTGGTCTCCTGAAGGATTTGAAGCCAAAGATGGAATGATTCCAAGAGAAGACCAACATATGACTGAGATTATTCAAAATAGAATAGCATATCATTATCATATGATGGAGAATATGTGTACTGCAGTTATTCGCGGAAGAATAGATTTAAAACCAGGTGAAGTAGTTAATCTTTCTATTTTAGAATCTAACGCTTCATTGGAAGCTGAACAGAATAAAAGATTAAGTGGATATTATTTAATATATGCAGTAGGAAATAATATTAACGGTGAAAGTTTAGAGACAGCTCTTAAACTTGTTAAGTATGATTGGGAAACTGAAGTATGATAAGCACAACAGGTATCGGACAACCACAATTCTTTATTGGAATTGTTGAAAATAACGTTGACGAATCTCGTGAAGGCAAAGTCCAAGTACGAGCATTTGGTATACACGGTACACATTCCGATATTGAAACAAAAGATTTACCTTGGGCTCTTTGCGCTTCAGGTAGTTATGACCCAAACAATCCTCCTCCACCTTTAAACTCATTTGTATATGGAATGTTTCTTGACGGTAAGTCAGCACAACATCCTATGATACTTGGTTTAATTCCTGGCACTTATAATACAGAATTAAATCCTGTGGCTGATGGATATGGAGTTATCGCAGCAAAGGATGGAGATTTATTAGGTGGTTCTTATGCTCCTCGTAATTTCAACGCAGGAGGTGGTCCTGATAAATTAGCAACAGGTGAAAAATTATTAGAAACATATTTGTTGGGAATGGCAGCAAACAGAGTACATGACCAAAAGATTGCTAACTCTGATGATACTTGGGCCGAACCTACACCAGCTTACGCAGCAAAATATCCATATAATAAAGTAATTAAAACAGCAAGACATTCTATTGAAATTGATGATTCGCCTGGTGCAGAAAGAATTATGATTCATCACAATAGTGGTGCATATATTCAAATAGATGCAAAAGGAACAGTTTCAGAAAAAGCAACTGCAGATCGTTATGAAGTTAACATTGGAACAAAACACGAATCTTCAGGACACAGTGTCGTTACGATAAATGGTAATGCGCATGTTTATGTTAAAGGAAATAAGACTGAAGAAATAGAAGGTGATTATCGAATGCTTGTCCACGGAAATGCCGAGTTTTGTGTTGGTGGTCAAATGAACTTAAATGGTGGAGAACAAGTTCAGTTAAGAGGTGGAGATGTTAAGCTCGAAGCAAATGCAGGTATTATGACTGCGTTTGCGAAAAAAGAAATTCAGTTTGAGTCAGTAAAACAATTAAACTTCGTATCTCAAAAT